ATTTTTGCAGAACTGCCATTATCTTTAAATATCCTTCAGGAGACTTTTGATCCCATAGTAGATCGTACTTATTCTTTAGTTTATGGATACCAGGTACTACCTGTTTTAACACTCCGTCTTTAGACTGTTTAATAGAAACAAAAGATCTAGGCGGTTCAATACCATTAGTAGCATTTGCAATCTGAGCAGATGTTTCAGAAGGCATTAGCGCCATTAGAGTAGAATTTCTAATACCCACTACAGATAGTTCGGTTCTAAGCTCTCCCCAATTCATTCTCTCTTTATGAGGAATAAGATCGTCTATGTCTTTCTTACGAGTATCAATAGGTACTATTCCTTTAGAGTATTTAGTCTCTTCTACCCCAGTGCAAGCTCCTTTTTCAGTTGCTAGCGCCATTGAAGCTCTAATTAAATAGTAGCTCCAAGCTTCTGCATACTCATCTACGAGTTCTAAATTTGGGTCTTGATAACTAGTCCCATTTTTTGCTAACCAATAAGCAAAGTTAATAATACCAATACCAAGAGGTCTACGTTTCATGGTACTATTATAGGCGGCTTTCACAGGATAATCTTGATAATCAAGTAAAGCATCTAATCCTCTTACAGCTAGCTCACATGGTTTTTCAAAGTCTGCTGGAGTTTTAATCTTTCCCCAGTTAATAGCACTTAACGTGCATAAAGCTATCTCACCTTCTTCATCATTAAAATCATTTAAAGGTTTAGTTGGAAGATCAATCTCACAACAAAGGTTAGATTGATGAACGGGAGCTAAAGATTCGTCAAAAGATGAATGAGTATTAGCATGATCAACATTCATTAAATATATACGTCCTGTGTTTTTACGCTCTTCCATAAACTGAGAGAATAACTCTATAGCTGAAATAGTCTTTTTACGAATACTAGGATGTACCTCTGCTTTTTCGTATAAATATTTAAACTCATTTTGATCATTGAAAAAGGCTTCATACAAACCTGGAACATCTGACGGAGAAAATAATGTAATATTCTTTCCTTCAAGTAATCGTTCATACATTAGTTTGTTGAATTGCACACCGTAGTCCATATGTCGGACTCTGTTGTCGTCGGTTCCTTTATTATTTTTAAGCACGAGCAGATCTTCGACTTCAAGGTGCCAGATAGGATAATACAGTGTAGCGGCTCCGTTTCGCACACCGCCTTGTGAACAGCTTCTTGTAGCTGACTGGAACATCTTGTAGAATGGAATAACTCCAGTGTGATAGGCATCTCCACTGCGGATTGGAGAGCCGAGGGCTCTAATACGTCCAGCTCCGATGCCAATGCCTGCTTTTTGGCTGACATACTTAACAATAGAGCTAGTGGTAGCATTAATACTATCCAAACTATCGTCTGTTTCAATAAGTACGCAACTTGAGAACTGACGTTGTGGGGTTCTAACACCTGCCATAACAGGGGTAGGAAGGCTAATATCGAAGGTGGATATAGCATCGTAGTATTCCTTTACCCACTTTAGTCTAGTCTCTTTGTCATAAGATTGAAAAAGAGTCATAGCAATAAGCATATACGCTATTTGTGGGGTTTCATAGATAGTTTTTGTAACACGATTTTGAACTAAATATTTACCACGAAACTGCTCCATAGCTGCATATGTTAGCGTGTCATCTCTATCATGTTTAATATATTTATTTAGTTTATTGAACTCTGATTTAGTATACGAGTTTAGTATCTCTTTATCATATAATCCTAGATTTACATTTCGTTTTACGAGATCTAAAATATCCCAAGGAGTAAACTGACTATAAACTTCCTTACGAAGATGATAATTAATTAGTCTACCTGCAACCCATTGATAGTTAGGAGTTTGCTCTGAGATCAAATCCGCAGCTGATTTAATAAGAGTTTCTTGAATTTCACTAGAGGTCATTCCATCATAAAACTGAACTTGAGAATGAATTTCAACTTCACTAGGGCTTACACCTGCAATGTTTTCACAAGCAAAGAACACTACCTTATGGAGTTTTTCAATATTTAATGGCTCCGAAGAGCCATCTCTTTTAATAATATTTATCATACTATAACTCTCTTATCAAATAATTTTACTGATATTATTCTCTTTTACAATCTCGACTTTAGGTATTAAAGGATGACTGTAATCATGGCTGATTAAAAATACATTTAAACCTATTTCTTCAGATAAAACTTCAAATAGTTTTTCCTTACCAGAATCATCTAAAACTCCAGTTATTTCATCTAAGAATAACAAATTTAATTGTTTTCCGCCTATTTTTGATAATGTAGCACGAACGGCTAAAAGAACACTGGTTTGAACTCTACTAAACTCACCACCTGATAAAGATTCGATAGTAACTTCATGACCGTTATTAATTATAATAACATTCAGTTTTTCACCAGTTAATCTAAAAACTACAGAAAATTGCCCATCAGAGAGAACAGATAAGTACTTATTAATGGTATTTTCTAAATCTTTAGCTACATTTTCTAGTTTAAAAGCTACAATTCCAGAAGAGGAAAAAGCTTTCTTTAAAATTTGCAAATTATTCTGCTTATTTTGTAATATAACTATATCATTTTTTAATAGTTTTTGTCGAGATAAAAATTTTTCTTTTTCCTCGCATAACATATCAATTTTAGTATTATGTAAACGCACCTCTTCGTTTATTTTCTCTGCCGAGTTTTTTTCTAAAATCTGAGAATTCCATTCAGACTTATAGGATAATAGCTCAGACTGTATCTCTGTTTTATTAGGTGCTATAGTAGACAAAGTTGTATCGATTAAATTTGAAATACTTTCAAACTTTTCTATCTTCTTTTGGTTTTGATTATAATCTTCTAGTTTTTTTACATAAGAGTCAATTTCTGATTTTAATAAGAGATATTCTTCTCTTTTAACTTTATAATTTCTTTTATGTTTTAATATCTCTTGTTCAAACTTTTCTTTTAAATCTAAACTTTGAGAATTATCGAGTGCTTGTCCACAAGCGTAACAACTATCACTTGTATCTAGTTGTTTTATTTTACCTTCATTTTCTTCTACTATTCTTTTACTATTATTAGCAGAGTCTCTTACTTGTATAAGTGTATCTTCTAGGTTAGGGTTTTCTGGAATAGATAAACTCATATCAAATTCTAATGAGTCTCTTTCTTTTATATACAGGTTATTCTTATCAATAGCTCTAATATCTTTATCTAGATTTTGTAAATTAGCTTCTAACTCTATTATTTTAGTCTGGATAGAGTCATCTACTTCAGGCACATCTACATAGTCTTTTTTCTCTTTTATATCAACAGAAGATAGATAATCATCAACAGTTTTTAACTCTCCTTTTTTTGAAGCTAAATCTTTGTCTAAATCGCCTGAAATCTTTTTTATTTGTTCTCCTAAGTCTATATACTTTTCAAAGTTAAATAGGTTAATTAAAAACTTTTTTCTATTAGAGTCTGTGGCTTTTAAAAAGTCTAAAAGATCTGTAGAGCTTTGATATGTAAGTTGAGAAAATATCTCAAAAGTCATACCTAACTCATCATGAAGTTTTTTATAAGTGTCTAATACTTTATGTTCAGAAATATCAACTTCATCTTTTAGTAAAACTACTTTAGTTTGTGCCCCACTTCTTTTAACATCAATTTCATATTCACTGTTATCAATTGTAAAAGTTAGATTTGCGCTCCAGTTCTTGCTTTTTGAGTACTTATTTAAAATGTCCCCTTTTTTAATACCTTTTATATTTTTATTGAATAAGATTTCTTGTAGTATTAATGCGATACTAGACTTTCCGCTTCCGTTAGGGGCAGAAAGTTGCGTAATTTTTTCTTTAGATAGATTAAGAGATATTTTATCTCCATAACTATACATATTACTGAAGGTTAATTCTTTTAGTTTTATAGACATTTTACCACATTATTTCTTGATATAAAGGATGAATTAAAGAAGTAATTTCTTTACTAATAATTGGTCTAGTAGTAGTTAAAAGTTCTAAGTTTATACTAACTCTAGGTTCATAAGAATTTTTTTGCGGATTTGGCTTATGTATTAACCAGCCAGGAAATAAATAAATATATCCTTGCTTGATAGGAACTTCAGCTTCTTCTCCACTGTTTAAAATGATTGAAAGAGTTCCTGTAGGATCAGGGACATTAGGATAATAAACAGCATTAATAGAAGCACTAGTGATATGATTATGCCAAATACTTGAGTATCTTTCTTTATTTTGCACATACGCCCAGACTTCAGAATATTTAACATCATTTTCTTTTAGTGTTAAATTAGTGAAGTAAGTATTACAAATTCCTATGAATACTCTCCATAATCTAGATAACTCAGGTGTTTTGTCTAAATGAACATTGTACCCTTTTGAATTATCCATTTTTTGATTGAATTGATCAACAGCGTGTTTAGTTATTGTTCGCTCATCTTGCTGCATCTGAGGGAGGTGCATACTAAATAGATAGGGATTATCTTTGAAAACCATATTCATTTTAGGCCTAGCCCTTTATACTCATCTAAAATACTTTCTATATTATCTACTTTTAAATATTTTAAGTATTCTTCTAGTTCTTCAATTAAAGATTTATTTCTTAAATCAATTTTTGAGTTTTCAGAAGGTGCAGTAGCAATCTTCTTGTCAATTAACTCTGAGTTTTCAATTTTACTTACTTCATCAATAGACCCTGTGATCTCATAAATTACATGATTATAATCATGAGGAATAATATCTTCCTGTTTACTAACTGTTTTTCTGATTAGTTTAGGTAGTTTTAAGTCAATAAATTCTCTAGTATAATTAGCATCATCTATTACAGTAAATATATCAACACCATACTGTCTTTTGTCTTCTCTATCAAAGTGAGTATTTATAGGAGAACCTGGATAATAAATATCAAAATCTTTATACTTATGGTTAAAATGAAGATCCCCTAATAGGGTTAGTTTCCAAGGTCTGAGCTTTTCAAAGTCAAACTCAGGAGTAACGTGAGGAGGAACCTCTCCTCTAATATGAGTTACTAAAATATCTCCAGAAACATATTCTGGAACATTACCAATCTGCATTTCTCCATAAGGAAAGAATTGAATACCAAAAGGCCATGATTCGTCTTTTAAACGATCATTTTTTGTGAATAGTTTTACTAGGGGATTAGTAATAACAGCATCTTCTAAGAAATGTTGAAGAAAAGTCTCACCCTTTTTAGTAGCTTCATGGTTACCTGGTATTATATAGGTCGGTATAGATACTGAATTAATATATGATAAAAAGAGACATATCTCATCTGGTTCTGGTTTTTTATCGAACACATCACCAGCTATTATATGAATATCACAAGATGATTCGAGCTCATGTAGTTTTTTAAACATAAGCTTGAATCTATTCTCTTGCCACTCATATGGGACTTTTTTCTTGTGAAGAAGTATGTGCCAGTCAGCACTTGAAAGTACTTTAAGAGCCATAGTTAAATATTTTATTTAGGTTTCCTTGGAAAGTAAAGGCACCAACGTGATTTAACTTTGTATTAGGATCTACCCAAATCTGACCACCAAGTGTTTGCCAACGCCTACAGAAAGTATAATCTTCTGATAAATATCTATTATCAATAGGATCATGAATAGTATCAAAGAGCGAATAACAAAACTTATTATACTTTGGATCAATAGAACTATCATTCTTATAGTGTAGTTCTGGATATGCTTCCATCATAGACTTGATTACTTCTTTTTTAATTAAGAAAAATCCTGTAGAAGCATCAAGAACTTCAACTGCTCCATCTTTAGCTTTTACTTTTCTAGTAGCTTTATCCTCAAACTTAAGATTAATAGCATATTCAGCACCTGCTGGAGCTGGATCTTCGTCACCTGCTTGAACTGCTTTAGCAACACCTTTCCAATCTACTGTCTTCTTTGGATATGCAGCTGCAACCACATTCTTATTCATTGCTAACATACGAAGAATTGACTCAGGGTCAAACTCAATATCAGCATCAATGAACATCATGTGTGTAGCATTTTCATCTGCCATAAACATAGCTGTCAATATATTACGTGCACGAGTAACAAGTGATTCGTTTCTTAGAGTTGTGATTCTAAAGTTAATACCATTTTGAATCATAGTTTGAGAAGCTCTAAACATACTTAAAAAATATTGATCAGTTACTACACCTCCATAACAAGGAGTTGCAAAAAATACATTCATTTTTCTTAACTCTTCATTATCTAGTTTAACTTGATTATCACCAACTTGTTTGAAAAAGGGTGATCCATCTTCAGGTATTTTAACAGAGACGTCTTTGCTTTCAATAGTTTTTGGAATAGCAATATTATTTGCTCTTTCAACTGATGGTGTTTCTTCTTTTATTACTTCAGAAGTAGACTCTGGGGCATCCCCAGAGTCTTTACCTGAGTATTCAGATAGTTTTTTCTTAGCCATTATAGGTCTTCCATAGTTTCGTTATCGTCTACTCTCAGATCACCTACAACAGCTTCTGAAAAGTAAGAAGTATTTCTTAATAGAAATTCTTTTTGCTCATCATATGATTGACGCTTAAACAGTCTTTCTAGATCATAAAGCTCTTGAGCTTTCTCTGCTTCTTCTAAAGGAACAGTACGTCTAGAAGGAATACAGGTGTACTTAACATTCATTACCTGTGGTCCTGTTTTTTCACGCTTGATTGTAATATCGTAACCATTCTCATCATCAGAAGGATTACCATACTCAGGATTCATTGCGTAGTCTAAGATTTGACGATAGATTGTGGGTTTTAAGTCGAATAACTTAATTTGATTATCTTTTCTGTCGATTGCATTACAAACATAAGAAAAGACTGGTTTATCAGAATAGATTGAAGGATCAATCTCTTTAACTGGATCAATTCCTGGTGTTTCGGAAAAAGTTTCATTATCACGATTAAAACTTAAACATTCGATTGGAACACGCTTACCATCATTATTAATTACCCAGTAAACATATCTAGGCATAACAGCTCCAATAAGTCTAATTTTATTATCGCCTTCACCTAGTCGAATTCGTTCGATAGTTCTATTCTGTCCTGATTGATTACCTGCTTGTTGTTGCTTTAGGTCTGTCCATTGTAAAGCCATATTATTTCTCCAATATTAGTGTTATTATCCGATCAGAATGTTTTATAAGAGGATTTTTCCAGTATCTATCTTCAACATAGTGTTCTGGAATAAATCTATTTTTATTGTGTAAACTTCTCTGACCTAGGATGTAAAGGTAGTCGCTTTTAGTTTTAGAAGATATATTATAGTGTAACCAGCTAGGATTATTCATATAACATTGAGGTTCTTCTATAGTAAATCTAGAAACTATCTTTTTTCCATACTTTTTTAAATGACCATTTATAAATAAATGTTCAGGTATGTTAGTTATATGTAATTTTGTTTTTAATGTTAAAAAACTATTAGAAATTACTCGATTATAACCAACGCTAAGAGCAAAAGTTAAAAGAACTTCTGCATCAAAATTATATTTTGCAGCTTTTTTTATTTCAAGTGTATTTAAGAGTATACTCATTTTTGTAGCATCTGTCAAAGTTAAATTGACTTTGTGTGGAATCCTTGCTGTTGATACCATCTAAGTCGTTTTTCTTGTACATTTTTTACTATTGGTCCTCTGAGCCAGATGTCAATGATAAGAGGATATTTTTTCTCTTCATGTTCTCGCAATATACGTCCTATTCTTTGTTCTAGTTTAGCATAGTTATTTTGTGGACAGGTAAATATAATTGTATCAAGTCTATGACAAGATATGCCTTCGTCAAAAATCTTTGTAGATAAGATAGCTTTTACTGATTTA